CAGTATCTCTATCTCTTGGTCCAGACGTTTCTGCACTGAGTCAGCGCCACGCGCCCAGCCTGCCAGGGCCACCTCAGTGCAGGCGCTGTGCAGGATAGTCGCCAGGTCAGCGCGGTCTATCACGCCGAAGTCGCCGACGGCTGGTAGGTGCGCGAACACGGTCTTCTTGATTTCGATTTCTAGTGGGTTCATCATTGCTTGCTCTCCTAAGTTATGTATACGACTATTGCTTTCGCGCTATCGGGGTATTGCCTGATGTCGTCTTTGGCGTACAGTATTTCGTGGTCACCGTAGAACCAATTGGCGTTGGCCCTGAGCGCCACAGTTTGCGTGCTGAAATCCATGACCTCACACACGCCGCCCTCATAGCCATCACGCACAACCATCAACTCAGGGTCAACGGCTTGCAGTTTCTCAATCAGTTCTTTCACTTTCATACAAACCACCATTGTGTGAGTACATAGGAAAGTGCTGCGAGGATTGCGACAGAGAGTGCCGCGTCAAGGAATAGCTGTTTCATGCTCCGACTCCGATCTGGTAGGTAGTGGTTAGGTAGTGGTTCTGCTCCATGATCTGGCGCTGCTCATTGTCCTGCTCACGGCGGCGCGGCAGGAAACGCTCAACGTAGGACCGGTGAACGGCCATTGGCTGGTGGTAGAAGTCGCGCTGATCTAGCTCCGACTCGCGCAAAAAGGCTTCTGGGTTCTCGCGTTGCAAGGAGGCGGCGACCTTGTCGATCTGTCCGCATCCGAAGCAGGCGGCAGCCTTGAGCTGGCTGCGTTGGTAGTTGGTGAGTTTCATGTTAGCTCCGTTTGTTGATGACGGACGCATCATATCGCAGTTGATTACTGCATCACAAACAGCAGTTGCGAAATGGGGTAGGGTAAACCCCTAGTCTTTTTGGTGTAGAATGCGTCATCTAGGAGGTGATAATCTAATCATGGAAACTACCACACAAGCTGCCATCAGGGCCATCCGCGAGAAAGCGGAACGGTCCGGTTTCACTCTGAGCGATGTCGCCTACGCGGCAGGCATTGACAAGGCCCAGGTCTCGCGCTGGTCTACCGGCAAGGTCGTTCCACTCTACAGCGCCGTCATCAATCTGCAAGAGGCTTGCGACGCCCTGGTGGAAGCCAGGCTGCTGATGCTGCAGAAGGAGAGCCAGCAGTGAGCTTCGTTATCGGAATCGACCCAGGCATCAGCGGAGCCATCAGTGTGTTCAGCGCAATCACTTACACCTTGTTTGACGTGATTGATATGCCTACATTGGAGGTGGACTCAGGCAAGACAAAGAAACGGCACATCAGCGCGGCTGGGTTACGCAACATATTGGAGGGCTACCCTGACTCGCACGTCGTGATTGAGAAGGTTGGCGCTATGCCAGGCCAAGGCGTTACCAGTATGTTTAACTTTGGGCGCAGTGCAGGCATCATTGAGGGCATTGTGGTGGGTTTGAAGATTCCGCACACCTATGTCACCCCGCAGACCTGGACAAAGGCTGTGGGCCGCGCAGCGGGTAAGGATGCCAGCCGTATGCGTGCTATGGAGCTGTTCCCTGCCAAAGCCGACCTGTTTAAGCGTGCCAAGGACGATGGTCGCGCAGATGCTGCCCTGATTGCTTACTGGTACATAACGAAAAATGCTTGACCAACTGCGCACCATGCGCGAACACATCATCTGGCTGGGCACTCAGTTGGAGCAGGAGCGCGACTCCTCACGCGAAAAGACTGTGCTCCTCAAGCGCCTCCTGGACCCTGATGACTTGGGGCACGCGGTCACCAACGAGGTACGCAAACAAGCCTACGCAATCATTTCAAACGACCACGAAAGAGAGAGAGAAAAATGGAACGTATCAAACTAAGACCGAGCGCCGCGTCACGCTGGATGGCGTGCCCTGCCAGTGTCCACCTGTCAGTCGGCATCCCTGAGTCGCCGTCCGGTGAGGCCGCGCAAACCGGGACAGCAATTCACGCTTTGGCCGAGTTGTGCTGGCAGACAGAGGATGACCCGAAGAACTACATCAACAAGATGGTTGAGCAGATCGTCATCACCGAGCAGAACGCCGAGTTCGCGCAGTTGCACCTGGACACTATCAAGCGCCTGGAGACTGAGCTAGGGCGGGTGCTGGTGGAGCAACACGGGACGGTGCTCAACACCATGCAAGTGTCACTATCTGGGACGTGCGACGTTGTCGGGTACAGCGTCAAGGATTCAATCATCGAGATCGTGGACCTCAAGACGGGACGTAACTACGTTGACGCTGACTCGCCGCAGTTGAAGATCTACGCTCTGGCGATGATGCGTGAGCTAGGAGACTTCAACACGGTTCGCCTAACAATTGTCCAGCCCCAAGTTGGTGCGAACCGCACTCACGAGATGAGCCTGTACGAGTTGCTGCAGTGGCGCGACAACGAACTCATGAAGGCGGTCAACGAGATTGTTACGATGAACGCCTACCCTACCCCGTCACGGGATGCGTGCAAGTATTGCCCAGCTAAGTTAGTATGCCCAGCCCTGCGCGAGAAGGCTTACGAGTTGCCGCTGGCTCCTACCAAGGAACTTACCGAGAGCGAGATTGCTACCTGGCTGGAGCAGGGTGAGCTGGTGGAGGCGTTCTACGAGGAACTGAAGAAGGTGGCTACTCAACGCCTGGAGGGCGGCGCGGCAGTGCCAGGCTGGAACCTGGTCCCGAAACGCGCTATCCGCAAGTGGAAGGCAGACATCGACATCTGCGACTTGCCGATTGAGACTGCCAAGCTGTACAAGAGCGAGCCAATTACGCCAGCGCAAGCTGAGAAATTACTGAGCAAAGATGACCGGCATCTGCTCGACGATTTGACAGAGAAGGTCTCTTCTGGACTGACTCTGGCAAAGATGACGGAATCCTCCGACATCTAACACTGTGCTAACGCACGAAACTTAGGAAACTGAAATGCTAAATTTATCCTCTAACTCTGGATCGGGAAATTCTTACATCCGCTTTGCACCCCAGGCTAACGCCTGGACGAACCGCGACGGTGATGAAATCCAACTCAAGAAGGTGGTCATGGACCTGGACACTGTTCAAACAGGCTGGCTGATGATTGGTGCTGGTGTACGCGATTGGCAGCCGGATGAGGTGCTGGGCGCTAAGAGCCAGTCGCCTGGCGAGGGCTACAAGCGCGGGTTTGTGGTGACGCTTTACTCAAAGGAACTTGGCCTGGTCGATTGGAGCGCCAATGCCTACGGGCCATGCAAGGGATTCGAGAAGATCTACAACGAAGCCGAGAAAGCTGCAAGTGACAACTTTGGCAAGCTGCCGGTCATCGAGTACGTTAACTCAACGCCTGAGAAGGTTGGCAAGGGCAACACCCGAGTGCCGAACTTCAAGCTGGTGTCGTGGGTTGCGCGTCCTGCTGGCATGGATGCCGACGGTGGAGAGTTTGCAGAGCCGGAGCCAGCACCCGCGCCAGTACGCAAGGCGGCCAAGCCAGCGCCTGCGCCAGTAATGGACGATGAAGAGTTTTTCTAACCAGTAGTCTGGTGGCCGGTGGGTTGATCTCCACCGGCTTTTTTTTCCTCTAAAAATTGAGAACGAGAAAATGGACACTGAAACAATAGCCAAAGCCCTGGGCAACGCCAAGAAGGTGAACGGGAACTGGCTTGCAAGCTGCCCTGTGGCTGGCCACGGACGCGGGAACGGGGACAAGAACCCGTCCCTATCCATTAAGGAAGACAATGGGAAGTACCTGTTCCATTGCCACGGTGGCTGCGACCAGCATTCTGTATTCGACGCGGTACGCGAACGAAACCTATTGCCAGCACTTCAGCGCCAGGAGTACAGTCTCGCGCTTATCAAAGGTGAACTGATGACAATGCCAACGCTGGAGCAGGAGTGGGAGTACAAGGACGAGTCGGGCGAGACGCTGTTCGTAAAGCGCCGGTTCAAGACCAACACCGAGAAGGGCAAGACGTACTCGCTGCACAAGGTGGATGCCGCTGGCAACCGCAAGGGCAGCATGACAGGGGCGCGGATAGTGCCCTACCGCCTGCCGGAACTCATCAACGCCAGGGAAGCCGGACGCGCCATCTACCTGGTGGAAGGCGAGAAGGCAGCGGATGCCCTGGTGAGCATAGGGGCGATTGCCACTACGTCGCACGCCGGTGCTGGGCACTGGCCGGAGGACATCACCCAATACTTTGCCGGCGCGGTAGTGATAGTGGTTCCGGACTGCGATGCGCCTGGCTGGAAGTACGCCAAGCGGGTGGTGGAGGCACTGCTGCCGGTAGCCAAAGCCATCCGAGTGCTAGACCTGAATCTTCCGGAACTGGGTGATGATGCTTATGAATGGGTAATGGACGGCAATGATCGCGCCAATCTAGCAGATTTAGCCAGGTCGCTGCCCGTCATCACCGACATCAACCAGGTAGTGACACCCGAGTGGATGCAGCCTAGTTCTACCGAAGTTGCAGTAGAACCCGATAACTTTGATATACATCAAGAGCCGCCCATCCTAATCCCGCGCCAGCTACTCACCATCGAGGCTTGGGACGACATCGAGGACGAGCCGGTTGAGTGGCTGATAGAGAATGTCCTACCGAAGAAGGCTTTTGCTGCGCTGTACGGGCCGCCAGGGTCCTACAAGTCATTCGTGGCCTTGGACATTGCCGAGGCGGTGGCAACGGGCAGGGCGTGGATGGGGCGCGAGGTGCAAGCGGCAGGCGCTGTCCTGTACATCTGCGGGGAAGGCTTTGGCGGCATCGGCGCACGCATCAAAGCCTGCAAGCTGCACAACAAGACGCAAGCGGGAGCCGAGATATACGTTATCAGGGCAGCCATCAACATGAGATCGAGCGCCGAGGACTTTGACTTGCTGGTGGCCTCAATCAAGGACCTGATGGAGAAGTCAGGCGTCCAGTTTGAGCTAGTCCAGATTGACACGTTAGCCAGGGCATTTGGCGGTGGCAACGAGAACAACAGTGAGGACATGGGAGCTTTCATCCATAACGCGGGACGGATACAGCGTATGTTGGGCTGCGCCATGATGGTCCTGCATCACTCGGGGAAAGATGCCACCAAGGGATTGCGTGGGCATTCCAGCCTGCTCGGAGCCGTGGACACCCAACTGGAACTCATGAAGGTTGACGCGCAACCGAACCCTGCAAGCCCGATAGCGGGGTCAGGCGTACTCACCATTAGTAAGCAGAAGGACGGCCAGGACGGGCTGAAGATAGGCTTTGAGATGGTGAAGGTGGAGATTAAGGCCAGCGCGCTAGGCATCAGCGACGCCCAGATTAGCCTGGCCGTGAGAGCGAGTGACGAGGCGATGCAGCAGCAGGCGCAGGCTGATGCAGTCCAACGCCAGGACAAACCACGCAAGCTGTACGGCAACCAGTTGGCGGCATTTGAGTCAATCCAGACGGCGCTGGACGAGAACGGGCACATGACAAACATCGGTGAGGAGCGCCACAAGACGGTGATGTTGGCTGAGTGGAGAGAGGCATTTGTGAAGCGCAAGGGCGACAGCAAGAGCATCTACACGGATTGGGATCGCGGTAAGAGGGCTATGTTTGACAAGGGGCTGGTGGGATACCACAAGACATCAGTCGGTGAATACTGCTGGATTAAGCCGCGAGAAATAAAGAAGGACGAGCCGTATGTTTCACCGTTTTGATGGTGCGTCTACGCAATTGCGTAGATTGCGTATAGGCAATTGCGTATGCACTTATGTTGTAAAAGTATACGCAAGATGCTTAAATCTATGCAATTGCGTATATACGCAAGTGTGTAGAAATAGGTAGAAATCTACGCAACTAGCAACACCTTGCTTAATGCAAGGTGTAGTTGCGTAGATGCTATCTGCTAGGTCTAGTGTTGTGTAGATGAGGAGTTGAGGATGGCAACGAAGAAATTGTTGGAGACTGACGTGTATCCGAGCGACCGTTTCAAAGTCTTTGAGCATTCGCTCATGGTTGAGATGGAGACCGCAAAGATGGAGCATGAGAAGGTCTGGGGCATTGACCGAGTGATTGACCTGGTGGAGCCGGAGTTCCGGAGAAAGGTCAGCGCGCAGCGGGAGCGCATCTGGGAGGCCAGCCAGGCGCGGGACGAGGAACGGCTAGAGAAGGCCATCAAGGGAATGATCGCGGCCTATAAGGCGTTGACCAGGTGGGCGACTGAGGCAGGCATAGAGCAGATGCCTAAAATCGATTGCATGGAACACCGGATGGGCGACGGGAGCTTGATGGTCATCGTCAGGGACAAACAGATGGCGACCTGGTATGACCAGTTCCACAAGCTGCCAGCTAATCGCTCGGTCTGGACGCTTGAAGAGCTGGAAGTGGTAATGAACAGTAAGACTCTTACTCAGGTAAGGGAGATCAAGGCAGCGATACCTGGAACGAGAATGATTCCTATTCAGCCTCAAGGATCCAGCGGGTTCGAGGACATGGAGAACGACATCGACATCAGCAAGCCGTTCAAGGGCGGGAAGATGTTTGATACGAAGGCAGCAGAAAGGGACAAGAATGAGCGCAGGAAGTGATTTGTGGGATGAGGTGGTGCGTAGGGTGCTTGAGACTACGAAAAACGCTTGGAGGGCTTTGTAATGCCAGGTAATCCGAAGGTGAAGGCAGACCTCGCGCTGCTTGAGGACTTAGACGCGGAGCTTGTGCTGTCGATGTTTGAGGAAGGTCGCAGCAAGGCAGACATATGCCGTGGCCTGGGAATCGGACGGCGTGCGCTTGATCGGTGGATAGATGAGAATGATTATCATTCTATAATTACACGCGCGCGGGTGGAAGCTGCCTCGCATCTCGCTTGCGAGACGCTCACCATCGCCGACGGCATGGACGTCGACAACGCGCAGCGCGACGTGCAGCGCATTAGGACGCGGCAGTGGCTCGCGGAACGCTGGGACCGGAAGACCTACGGCACTGAGAAAGCCAACCAGGTCAACATCAGCATCCAGGGTTTACGCATGGAGGCTCTTCGCCACGTCGAGGTGGTTGAGGAGTTATCCACAGACCGGATGCAAAAGTTATCAACAGAACCAGTGCAACTGCCCAACGATTAGGCAGAATCACGCATAAACAGCACTTCTAAGTTCACATAATGGACACTGTATCTATTGCGTTATTTGTATATTGTCAGCATTATCGGGACAATGTTCAATGGAATCAACGGGTTACGCGCACCATAGCGTCGCGCCATAGGCAGAGCAGCCCGTGCTGAGTTGTCCACAGGCTGGCGTCCTGCCGACGGACCGCGCCGACCCCCCCCCGTGGGGCG